TTTTGGTATTGATTTATACGAAAACGATCCTAACACATTACCAAGCTCAGAAGAAGAGTTAAAACTACACATGCAACTAAGTTATAAACAAGCTGTAGAGTTAGCTGAAGAGCAAGCTATAAATGTGTTATTAGAAGGCAATAAATATGAATTAATAAAGAAAAGATTTTATTATGATTTAGCTGTATTAGGAATGGGCTGTGTTAAAAATACATTTAATTTATCAGAAGGAATAAAAATAGAATATGTTGACCCTGCTAATATAGTGTATTCACATTCAGATTCACCATACTTTGATGATATATATTATGTTGGTGAAATGAAAACTATAAACTTAGTAGATCTTAAAAAAGAATTTCCAGATTTAACTGACGAGGATTTAAAATCAATAACTAAAAATGGGGGTTCTAGTTATAATTTGTTTAATAGATATACATCTAGACATGATAAAACAGATAATAACGCAATAGAAGTTTTATATTTTAATTATAAAACATATATGAATGAGGTTTATAAAGTTAAAGAAACTGCAACAGGCGCTGAAAAAATTATTAAAAAAACAGACGCTTTTAATCCTCCGCCTGATTCTAAAGGTTTAAGATTTGAAAGAATAGCTAGAAATGTAGAAGTGCTTTATGAGGGTGTATATATACCAGGTTCAAAACAACTTTTAAAATGGAATCTTTGCGAAAACATGCTAAGAGAAAAAAGCGATTCTAGCAAAGTAAAAATGAATTATTCTATAGTTGCGCCTAGAATATATAATGGCTCGGTTGAATCTTTAGTTAGTAGAATAACTAGTTTTGCGGACATGATTCAATTAACACATTTAAAAATACAACAAATTCTTTCAAGAATGGTTCCTGATGGTGTTTATGTAGACGCTGATGGTTTAGCTGAAATAGATTTAGGAAATGGTAGTAATTATAATCCGCAAGAAGCATTAAATATGTTTTTCCAAACTGGTAGTATAATTGGTAGATCATTTACTTCAGATGGAGAAATAAATCCAGGGAAAATTCCTATTCAAGAAATAAATAATTCAGCTGGTACAAATAAATTAGCCGCATTAATAAGTACTTATAATTATTATATGCAAATGATTAGAGATGCTACTGGTTTAAATGAAGCAAGAGACGCAAGTACTCCAGATAAAAATGCTTTAGTTGGAATTCAAAAATTAGCAGCTGCAAATAGTAATACTGCTACAAGACACATATTGCAAAGTGGGTTATTTTTAACTGCAGAAACTGCTGAAAAAATATCATTAAGAATATCAGATGTTTTAGAATATTCTCCTACGGCAACTGCTTTTATACAATCTATAGGTTCTCATAATGTGGCAACTTTAGATGAATTATCAGAATTACATTTGCATGATTTTGGTATATTTTTAGAATTAGAGCCAGATGAAGAAGAAAAACAAATGTTAGAAAATAATATCCAAGTAGCTATTGCACAAAATAATATTGAATTAGAAGATGCTATTGATTTAAGACAAATTAAAAATGTTAAATTAGCTAATCAACTTTTAAAATTAAGAAGAAAGAAAAAGCAGCAACAAGATCAATTAATGCAACAGCAAAATATACAAGCACAGGCACAAGCTAATGCTCAAGCGCAACAAGTTGCCGCTGCTGCTGAAGTTCAAAAGCAACAATCACTTACTCAAAGTAAAATACAATTAGAATCAGCTAAAAGTAATTTAGAAATGCAAAAATTAATGGCTGAAGCTAATTTGAAAAAAGAATTAATGACTTTAGAATTTCAAATGAATATGCAGCTGCATAGTGCTAAAAATAATGTTGAAAAAGAAAAAATTAAAGAAAAAGAAGATAGAAAAGACGAGCGAACAAAAATTCAAGCAAGTCAACAAAGTGAACTTATAAATCAACGTAAAAATAATTTACCTCCAAAATCTTTTGAATCTGCAGGTAATGATATTTTAAGCGGTGATTTTAACTTAGGTGTTTTTGAACCTAGGTAATATATAAATTGTATAATCATATAATATTTTATTATGGCAGAAGAAATTAAAGCAAAAGCCGTAGAGACCGAAGAAAAGTCTTTACAAGAAAAAGAACAAGAAGTACAAAAAAATGCTGGGTTCGATGAGGAGTCTGGTATGTATAAGGTAGATTTAACACAACCCCCAAAACAAGAACAAGATGCCGTTACAGAGCAAGTCGCAGATGAGGTACCTGTTCGCGACGAATCCGGAACTAGCGGAGAAATTTCTGAGGAAAACGTCGAAGAGCAAGTTGAAGAATCTGCCGGAGAAAAAGAAGAAACAGAAGAAGTAATACTTGAAGAAATAACAAATGAAGAAGATACAGTTGACGATACAGGAGTGGAAGCAAGCCCTGAGATTGCCGACACCACACCGGAACAAAAAGAAGTATTACCGGAAACAAAAACACAAGAATCAATAGAATATCCTGAGAACATTCAAGATTTAGTAAAATTTATGAATGAAACAGGAGGCACATTAGAAGATTATGTTGAGCTAAATAAAGATTATGAGAAATTTGATAATATGGAATTATTAAATGAATATTATTCTCAAACTAAACCTCACTTATCACCAGATGAAATTGTATTTTTAATTGATGATAAATTTTCTTATGATGAAGAAGTTGATGATGTAAAAACTATTAAAAGAAAAAAATTACTTTTTAAAGAAGAAGTTGCACAAGCAAAAAAACAACTTCAATTAAAAAAAGATAATTATTATAAAGAAATTAAAGCTGGTAACAGATTAACCCCTGAAGCTAAAGAAGCATTAGACTTTTTTAATAGGTATAATGAGGAATCTGAACAGCAACAACAAATAACGCAAATTCAAAGAGATGCGTTTAACAATAAAACCAATTCGCTTTTTAACGATAAGTTCAAAGGTTTTGAATATAATGTCGGAGATAAGAGATTTAGGTTTAATGTGAAGAATGTAAATAATGTTAAAGAAACCCAGAGCGACATTAATAACTTTACTAAGAAGTTCTTAGATAAAGAAAATAAGATGGCTGATGCTGCTGGTTATCATAAAGCTTTATTTACCGCGATGAATCCCGACGCTATAGCTCAACATTTTTATGAGCAAGGCAAAGCAGATGCTATTAAAGAATCTGTTAAGTCTGCAAAAAACATTAACATGGATCCACGGTCAGCGCACCAAGAGATTGAAGTTGGTGGCATAAAAGCAAAAGTTATTAGCGGAGATGATTTGTCAGGAATTAAACTAAAATTAAAAAACTATTAAAACTTTTGAAAAATGGCAAACAATAATGTTTCATTTGCTGGCCCAATCGCCGGCAGTATAGTTACGCCAGCAGCTCAAAAAATGACGCTACAGAGTAACTATTTAAACTTTCATGGTTCAGGTGGAGCAAACTGGTCACAACAGTATTTACCTGAATTATATGCTCAAGAAGTAGAAAGATATGGAAATAGATCTGTATCTTCGTTTTTGAGAATGGTAGGTGCTGAAATGCCTATGGCTTCTGATCAAGTTATTTGGTCTGAGCAAGGTAGATTACACCTAGCTTACACTGGAGAAATTAATCCAACTAATGGTGTAGTTGATAATATTGTTGGTATTGATTCAGGTGCAACAGAAGCGCATGCTGTAAGAAAAGGCGCAACTGTAGTAGCTGTTGTTAATAGCGTTGTATTCAAAGCTTTCGTTGAAGAAGGTATTGAAACAGCAACCGACACTTTAAAAATTAGACCTTACAATGGTACAAACGTTGACAATATCGCAGGTATTGCTGCAACTGACAACCAAGCGATTAAGTTCTTTGTTTATGGTTCTGAATTCGGAAAAGGTACTGATACTATGTTAAATTCTGTAGAGCCTGTGTTCAAGTCTTTCACTAATAAGCCTTTAATTATCAAAGATCATTTTGAAATTTCTGGTTCTGATACTGCTCAAATCGGGTGGGTTGAAGTAAGTGGAGAAGCTGGACAAGCTGGTTATCTATGGTATTTAAAGTCTGAAGGAGATACTAGAGTAAGATACGAAGACTATTTAGAAATGACAATGATTGAAGCAGAAAAATCTGTAGCAGACGCTAGCGCGAGTGTTCCAGATGGTTCTGAAGGTCTATTAGCTGCAATTGCAAACAGAGGTATAGTAGCAACGAATCAATTTGATTCTTCTACAACTGCTCCTGATAAACTTGCTGAGTTTGATGCTTTACTAAAAGAATTAGACAAGCAAGGTTCAATTGAAGAGAATATGTTATTCTTAGATAGAGACGCTAACTTATACATCGACGATTTACTTGCGGGATTAAACCCACATGTAACTGGCGGTGTTAATTACGGTGTATTTGAAAACTCTGCTGACATGGCACTTAACTTAGGGTTTACTGGATTTAGAAGAGGTTCTTATGACTTCTATAAGACTGACTGGAAATATCTAAATGATGCTTCTACAAGAGGTCACGTAGGTGGATTAAAAGGACTTTTAGTACCAGCAGGTACATCTTCTGTATACGACCAAATGTTAGGTAAAAATGTTAGAAGACCTTTCTTACACGTAAGATATAGAGCTTCTGAAATGGATGATAGAAGAATGAAATCTTGGATTACTGGATCAGTAGGAGGAGCTACTGCATCAGGTGTTGATAAGATGGAAGTACACTATCTTTCTGAAAGATGTTTAGTAACACAAGCTGCTAACAACTTTATCAGATTTGACTCTTAATCACAATTAATATAAAGGAATGGGTGCTTCGGCACCCTGCCCTTTTATTTTAAATTTTTATTATATTATATCATGGAAAAAACAAAAAAAGAAAAAGTTGTTGAACAGAAAGTTGTTCAGCCAAAAGCAGAAATTAAAAAAGCTGTAAAACCAACATATAAAGATAAGGTATATGAATTAAATTTAAATCAAACGCCTATCGTATATGTATTAAAAAGCAGAGGGCTTTTTTGGTTCGATGAAGAATTAGGTTATGAAAGAGAAATGAAATACTGTGAAAATCAAAAAACAGTATTTGTTGATGAAATGAAAGGGCCGCAAAGATTAAGCCACATTATTTTTAGAGACGGACAATTATTTGTTCCAAAAGAAAAACAAACATTACAAAAATTTTTAGAATTACATCCTTGGAATAACCAAAAGTTTAAAGAATATAATCCTGTAAAAATTGCTGAAAATGATATGGAATATCTTGAAGTAGAAATTGCAGCATTAAATACAGCTCAAACTTTAGAAATAGATAGAATGGAAGCTATATTAAGGACTGAGCTTGGAAATAAGGTATCTAAGATGAGTTCTAAGGAGATAAAAAGAGATTGCTTACTATTTGCTAGGCAAAATCCTTATTTGTTCTTAGAATTAGCTAATGATGAAAATATAAATATTAGAAATATTGGAATTAAAGCTACTGAACTAGGTATTATAAAATTATCAAATGACCAAAGAACGTTTATGTGGGGTACAAATGATAGAAAGCTTATGACAGTTCCATTCGATGAAAATCCATATTCTGCTTTAGCGGCATACTTTAAAACTGATGAAGGTATTGAAGTATATCAAACAATTGAAAAGAAACTAAAGTAAACAAAATGTAGGTAAGGCCTGCATTTGTGGGCCTTAACCTATAATAAAAATATAATGGCAGTAAACGTAAACACAGTATACCAAAGAGTATTAGCTATAATAAATAAAGAGCAGCGAGGCTATCTAACACCTCAGGAGTTTAATACTATTGCAAATCAAGCTCAGCTTGATATATTTGAACAGTATTTTTATGATTTAAATCAATTCGGCAGAATACCAGGTAATCAAACCGACTATGCCGACATGTTAGAAATACTAGAAGAAAAAATTAGCATATTTGAAAAAGTACAAATATCAGTATCAGGTGGAACTACATTGCCAGCTGATTTATATAGATTAGGTTCTATATTAACAAACTGCCCTTCTTGCCGAGAGGCCGAGCAACTAACCCAAAAAGAATGGTTATATATTTTAAAATCACCTATTGCTCAACCATCAAATGAATTTCCTATATTTATAAGAGACAACGCTGGAATAAAAGTATATGGCGATGTTGACGCGA